CTATAATTTCGTGAACCAGGTCTCATAGGATCAAAAGCTCTACCCAACATAACAGCTCCTCCTAACAAAGCTGCAGGGCCCATTATACCACTCATACCACTCATACCACCACTCATAACTTTATTTAAACCAAATCTTCCTAAACTTTTAAGAGGATCAAAATTTATTTGTTGACCAGTAAAAGGCATTCCAAAAGTAAATTTGGGGTTATCTTTTTGTTGATCTAAACCTAACATTTTAGCAGCAACTTCAAAACCATATTTAGATACTAATGATGCAAACAAAGCTTCCATTATCTTCTTCCTCCAGCATGTATATCTAATCTAAAAGTTCCTAGCTTCCAACTAGTATCTACTGCCGTATTAGATATTGTAAGAGCTATAGCTCTTGCTCTTGCGCGTGTATCTACTTTTGTGGTGCTAGATGTTATAGTAAAGGGTCCAAGTGATGAGCTTGCTGCTGTGTCACTAGGATAATTTCTTAAATCTAATTGTACAATAGAATTACCTTGTTGAGATATAAAATCAGGAATAATTCTACTAACTCTCATAATGTTTTCACCATCACCTCTAAGATCACCTAAATTTGTTGCAGCTCCTCTAACAACTTTTTGTGTAATATCATAATCACCAGATGTAATATTAGCAGGAATTGCTGTTGTTACTCCTAGTCTTACTTGATTAACACCTGTTTCATGTTCATAGTAATATGAAACACCTTCCGTGTTTCCTGTTACATCAAAAGATGTATCTGTGCCTGCATCATATTGAGTTCCATGTGGTAATCCAAATACAGCAGAATCAACCCATGTAGTTCTAATAAACAAAGGACTTGCGTTTACAAACCATATAGGTCGTTTAGCAGTTGAGTCTAAATAACTATAAGTAACAGACTGTGTATTTACATTAGAGCCAGCTTCTGGATAAAACCATGTAACTTCTCCAAACAAGTTATTAATACCTGCATAAACCATTTGATTAGATGTTGTATTTAAATTATCATAAACATAGTCTTCAACTAAACAATCCATAGATTCTAGTTTACCTGTATATCTAAAGAAACCATTATCAGACATCC